CTGGGAGATGCAGAATATGACATCTGACCTTTATCCGGTGCTCTCCCCCAGAAAGAAAAGAGGCGTATACCGCCAGGTACCGGCCATCGGCGGCATTATCGCAAAGGAGAAGCTCTGCTACACTGACGGCAGCGCTTTTGTTATGGGGGATGACCGGTATGAAATGGGCCTTACCGACGGGGAAAAGACCTTAGTCAGCATGGGCGCATTCGTAATCATCCTGCCGGACCGGAAATACATCAACACCGCACAGCCGGAGGACCGGGGCGAGATTGAGAACCAGACGGTTACCGCCGGGGAAGCCCCCTTCACCATGAGCAATGTGAGCGGTGAGGTGATTGAAGGGGCAACCAGCAGCGACACGGTACCGGAAAATCCCGGAAACGGCGACTACTGGATCGACACCTCCGAGGAAACGCACAGCCTGAAGCGATGGTCCGCTACCTCCAGCCAGTGGGTGAGCATCGCTACCACCTATGTGCGGATCGACGCTCAGGACATCGGCAAGGGCTTTCAGGAGCATGACGGCGTTACCATCAGCGGCATTACCATTGACAGCCTGACGGACCTGAACGGCACCATGGCGCTGTGGGCAGCGGAGGATGACTACATCGTTGTGATCGGCTTCCTGGACAGAGCCCAGAGCCAGAGCACACCCATTACCATCAGCCGGCGGATGCCGGAAATGGACTTCGTGACCGAGAGCGGCAACCGGCTATGGGGCTGCCGGTACGGCATGAACGCCGCCGGGGAATTTGTGAATGAAATCTACTGCAGCAAACTGGGAGATTTTCGCAACTGGAACAGCTTTCTGCAGCTTTCTACCGACAGCTACATCGTGAGCCTGGGTACCGACGGTCCCTTCACCGGCGCCATCACCCACATGGGATACCCCATCTTCTTCAAGGAGAACTGCTTCCACAAGGTATACGGCAGCATTCCCGCAAACTTCCAGGTGCAGACCTCGGCCTGCAGAGGCGTTCAGCAGGGCAGCCACAAGAGCCTTGCCATTGTGAACGAGATCCTATACTACAAGGCAGGAACCGCTGTGTGCGCTTACGACGGTAGCCTTCCCACGGAGATCAGCTACTGCCTGGGAAACGTCCACTACTCCAATGCCGTTGCGGGGGCTCACGGCAACAAATACTACGTGAGCATGATGGATCTGGACGGCGGGTGGCATCTTTTCGTATGGGATACGGCGAAAAAGCTGTGGCACCGGGAGGACAGCTTCCACGCCATGGCCTTTGCCAGCCACAATAACCAGCTTTACGGCGTGGACGAAAATGGCGGGATCTGGACCATGCTCTCCGGAAACGATGAGCAGAAGCTGACCTGGGTGTGGGACACCGGGGAAATCGGACTGAATCTTCCGGATATGAAGTACATCAACCATCTGACCATCCGCATGAGCCTGGAAAGCGGCACGGAGGTCAGACTCTTTGCCAAGTACAACCAGAGCGACGAATGGCAGCCGCTTTACGCACTGAGAAGCTCGGAGCTGAAGAGCTTCGATATTCCCGTCAAGCCCAGACGCTGTGACTATATGCAGCTGCGGATCAGCGGAGACGGACCGGCGAAGGTCTACTCCATCACAAAATCCATAATGCAAGGGAGTGCCAGATCATGATGAATTTGCCTTATCCGAAAATCACAGCCCCGGACCCGGCGGGTCAGGTGGCACAGCTGAAAAGCTATCTCTACCAGCTGATCGACCAGCTGAATTACCAGCTTCAGCAGCTGGAGAAGAATACAAAAAAGGAGGAGTAATCTATGACCAGGAAAGATGACCTTGAAATGGAAAAGGATGCCGCGCTTCCGGAGGAGATCGGTACCGACAGCGACGGCATGGGCGCCGCTACGCTGGGCGGCTATGTGAATCCCTACGCGGGGCAGATTCAGGAACTGTACCAGAATATCAGCAACCGGCAGCCCTTCCAGTATGACGTGGACAGCGACGCCATGTATCAGGCGCTGAAGGACCAGTACATCACCGGGGGAAAGCTGGCCATGATGGATACCATGGGTCAGGCAGCGCAGCTGACCGGCGGCTACGGCAACTCCTACGCTCAGGGCGTGGGCCAGCAGGCTTACCAGGGCTATCTGCAGGGGCTCAATGACCAGCTGCCGGACCTTTACAACATGGCGCTGCAGAACTACATCCAGACCGGCGATGCCATGCTCCAGGAATACGGTATGCTGCAGGATATGGCGGCGGACGATTACGGCAAATATCAGGACCAGATGGCGCTGGTGCAGCCCCAGGTGATGGAAATGCTGGCGGCTGGCGTGATGCCCAGCGATGAGATGATCGCACAGTCCGGCCTGAGCAGGGAGTATATCGATGCTATGTATCCCGGTCTGCTCGACGGATCTGGCGGAGACAGCGGATGGAAGGCAAGCGACTGGTTCCATGCTGACGGTACCGTAAAACTCAACAGGGTAAATAGTGACTATCGAGATGCTGCCGCTGAATACAACGTAAACCTCAAGGGCGAGGGCGGCGGACGAGGAAATCGACTATATGACGCGGAGCACGGCACGGATTACAGCAGAACGGGAGACGACTACGGAGATGTGCCTATGTATGGTGATGTGGCCGAAGCGGCTGCGCAGGCGTGGGAGGCGTGGTCAAGTGCTGATATTGCTACCAAAACAGCGAAGGTCAATGAAATCTTAAATGCTGCCAGGGCAGACGGTTTTCCGATGCTGATGCCGCAGCTATTCTCAATTGGATTACTACGGGCGGCCCCAGCAAGGCTAAGGGATAAAAGGAGGCAAGATGGGCAAATTTCGGGACCTTGTCAATGAACGAGGATATGATTTGACTGCCAAAAGGTCTGTATACATTCCGACGCCTGAAGAGAAGGCGCAGATCAACAAGCGGAATATGGGTCTTGGCGGAGCCGATAATGCGCTTTCCGGCGGACTTCTTGGCACCGGCGCACTGTACGGGCAGCTCAAGAAGGAAAAAGAGCAGGAGCGCAACAACTACCTTGCTAATCTGGACACTGATTCCGAGCGGTGGTGGGTTATGTCTGCTGAGGACGCCATCAAGGAGATGGAGGACCTGGAGTATGACCTGAACTTCTCCATGAGCCTTTACTCCCCCGAGGATCAGGAGCGGATGAAGGCACGGTACGCCGGCCTTCAGAGCATTTACGGCGATAACGCCGAGGCGGTGAGGGAAGCGTGGAAAACAAGGTCTTCGGATCTTGACGAGGCTGTGGAATTCCAGAAGGGTCTGCGGCAGAATGAGCGCATCCAGGGCTGGCAGAATAAATACGCCGGAATGAGCTACTATGACCTGAACCAGGCTATGGCGAATGCGGAAACCGACGCGGAAAAAGCATGGCTTCAGCAGTATGCCCCCACCCAGATGACCGAGCAGGACTACAGCATTGCCCTGGGCGATATCAACACGGAGCTTTACAAGCTGGAAAAGCTGGCGGAAAGCCTTGCGGATGATCCCATGAATCAGGAGGCCGGACGGCTTCAGGAGATGGGGCTGGAAAGCGCTGCGGACGTCAACAACCGGATCGAGGAGCTGAAGCGGCAGAAATGGCAGCTGGAGCATGACCGGGAGTACAGAAGCATTCCTCAGAATGAGGATTTTGAGCTGATGTCCCAGTTTACCAACAGCGGCGTGGGCGCAGACTTCCGTGGGGTTAATCAGCAGCAGGATGCCCGGGATGTCATTGCCGACATTCTTGGCGTATTCCCGGTGCTGTACAACACCCAGTATGAGCGGATGACGGAGGAAGAGGTCAAAACCTTCAACTACCTCTACCAGACCCAGGGAAAAAACGCGGCGGAGGAATACATCGATTACCTGAAGCCTCAGCTGGACAGCAGAAGAACGGATGAGTTTGCCCAGTCTCTTACGGACTTTACCGGAAGAAACGCCGGTACGGCTTTCCTGGGAAGCGCCGCTTCTGTTCCCCTGAACCTGATCAGCGGTATTGGCGCACTGGATGTTGGCGCACAGCATCTTATGCAGGACATTACCGGAGAATACAGACCGATCAATTACAATAACCCCGGCATGATGCTCTCCAAAGGCACGGAGGCTGTCCGTGGAACCACTGCGGGAATGATCACGGACGCTACCGGCACCATCCAGCTGGACGAAAAGAAGCACCCGGTACTCAGCACCATCCTGAACGGCAGAGGTCTGGCGGACGTTTACCAGCTGGGCATGAGCGCCATCGACAGCAGGGTTGCGGCACTGACCGGCAATCCCGCCGTAGCGACCGCACTGCTTTCCTCCTCCGCAGCCACCAGCGGTGTGCTGGACGCTCTGGAGCGGGGCGCAACGGATGAGCAGGCGCTTTCCATGGGACTGTGGAACGGTGCGTTTGAGGCGCTGTTTGAGTACATCGAGGTGGATAACCTGCTGAAGGGCGACCCCAACTGGATCAAGGCGGTGACCAATCAGGCCATCACCGAGGGTCTGGGCGAAGGCTTTACCTCCGTTGCCAACAACATTGCCGACGGAATCATCATGGCGGACAAGTCCGCTCTCATGCAGGCGGCTGCGGAATATGAGGCCCAGGGCCTTTCCGAGCGGGAGGCTTATCGCAAGGCACTGGCGGACATGATGGTGGACATCGGCTGGGATATCGTCGGCGGCGCTGCCAGCGGCGGACTGAGTTCGGGAGGCTACAGCGCTGTGGGGGCTATCACATCCAGAATGCAGTACAATGCCCTTCCTCAGCAGATCAAAACCTCCACGCAGCGGCTGCAGAGCCTGGGAATGGACCGGAACACTGCGCTGGATGCTTCCGGACAGCTTTACGAACTGGGACAGAAGTATGAGGGCCAGCGGGACGCCTTTATGGCTGCCTATGACCCGAAGCAGGATGTTTACCGGTACGCCAGCGACTTCAATACCGCATGGGAGATCGGCAGAAACAACGGCAACCGGGAATACATCGGCAAACTGAGCCTCTCCGAAGCCCAGGGGAAGATTGCCTACGAGCTGGGCGTGGCTGCTGCAAAGGCGAAAAGCGAGACGGCTACAGTTGCTCCCGAAGAAAAGGAAAGCGGCTACAGCGTCAGCGAGGGCGGCGAGACGGTCAGCGCCGAGACTGGCAGGAAGATCACCATCAAGGGCTTTACATCCGTTGGAAGCGACGCCACGCTGGATATCGGCGGCGGAAAAACCATCAAGGCGGAAGATGTCAGCTATGGGGATATCGACGAGGCGATGCTCTATGAGACCGTTGCGG